TTTTAGTATATCCATTATCGTATACATAAAACGTTTTTTTATCTCAGGATTAGTATTAAATAATCTGCGGTACGTCTGTACTTGATTTCTATTACATCCTGCACTCGCACCTTCAGAAATAATACTCTTAACTATCTTCGTTTCAGTTAGTTTTTTTGATGTTTGATTTAAATATAATTCATTAACATAATCCCAATTGATTATTGTCCAAAAATTTCTAACATATTCATCTCTCTTATTACGGTATTTCAAGTAATAAGCATGTTCCCATGTATCTAAACACAATAATGGGTATCCACCATTTTTAACCACATTCATTAATGGGTTGTCTTGATTTGGGGTGGACATTATTTTTAATTTACCATTCTTAGTTAAGACTAACCAAGTCCATCCTGAACCAAAGTTTTTTATTGCCTCATTACTAAATATTTTTTTGAATTTAGGAAAATTACCAAAATCCTTAATTATTTTGTCATAAATTTCACCTTGAGCTCTTTGTTTTTTGGGTGACATTATTTTCCAAAAAAGTGCGTGGTTGAATGCTCCGCCCGCATTGTCTCTAATTGTTTTATTGTATCGTGAAATACCTCTTATTAATTGTTCTAATTCAATGTTACCGTCAACTCTACTCGACAATGCATTATTTAATTTCTTAACGTATCCTTTATAATGTTTGTTATAGTGAGTATCCATAGTTTCTGAATCTATAAATCTCTCTAAGGCAGAATAAGAGTACGGTAATGTTTCTATACCAATTTTTTTCATTTCTGTTAAAATTTGTTTGGGAGTGTGCGAGATATTAACGTTAACTTCTGTTAACTTTTCTCGGCTATTAATTTTATGTTCAATCGTTGAGATTTTATTTATTAATCTTTTGAACTTCATTTATTTTTTTATTATAAATAATGGTTAATTATAATTTTTTATCTTCTAACTGATATTTCATTAATAATTTGTTCCATTATGTCCCCTCTCTCCTCATTATCACCCATAACCGTTTCAAAAATATTTTTCTTATTAGATAAAATATCATATATGATACCTTCTATTGAGTTTTCAAAAATTGGGTAGAATACAGAAACATTAGATTTTTGTCCGTATCTATACGCTCTGTCTTCGGCTTGTGAATGGTCAGAAGGAACAAATGATAAATCATTCATAACTACTGCCTCTGCTGCGGTAAGAGTTATACCAACACCTGCAGCTTTTAAGTTACCAACAAAAACTTTTATTTTATCATTTTCTTGAAATTGGTCTACAGAGTTTTGACGAGCAACTTTACTCATCTTACCGTCTAATTTAACTGCCTTTTTACCAAAGTGGTCCGCAATTCTATTTAGTGTGTCAGTAAAGTTGGTAAAGACAATTACTTTCTTTCCTTGTTCAATAATGTTTTCAACTAACTCACAAGTTTCTTTTATTTTATTTTCGGCAATTATTTGTCTGACTTTCATTAACATAGAAAATTGTACGGTTAATGATTTTTTCTCCCTATCATCCTCCATCCAATCGTAGTATTCACCCATAAGTGCCATATACTCTTTAGATTTTAAATTTAAATAAACGGGAGTGATAATCTTATCAGGTAAATCTAAAATATCCTGTTTTAATCTTCTAAGAACATGAGTTTTGGTTCTATCTCTTAACTCTAATAAGTTAGACGCCCCATTTACGTTCCACACTTTACGATTACCCACATTAAATTGATAACCTTCGCAGTACCTAATTACGTACGCCATCCAATTATAAGCCACAGGTGATTCTACTAAATTTAATAAATTATAATAATTAATTGGTCTTGATGTCATTGGAGTACCCGTTAGTAACCATACCTTACCTATTGAATTTATTATGTCGTTAATTAATTTAGTTCTTTTTGCTTGAACGTTTTGAATGTAATGTGCTTCATCGACAACAACTAAATCAAACCCTTCTTGCAATATTATTGATTCTTCTTTGTTTTTTATATCATGAAAATTCTTTAATATGTCATAGTTAATAATAACAAAATCAGCACTTTCCCATTTCTTACCTTCGACTATTGATATGCTTTTTTCGGTATAATTTTGAATTTCACGTTTCCAATTAATTTTTAAAGATGCTGGACAAACAATTAATACTCTTTCGGCTCCCGACTCTAAAGCAGCAATGACGGTTGAGGTAGTCTTACCTAACCCCATATCATCAGCTAAGATATATTTCTTATGACTCGCTAATTTTTCAATAGATTCTATTTGATGTTCTAAAGGAGGTCTATGAGAGTATTTAGTATAATCTATTTGAACCTTTTCAATTTCCTGTGATTTTATTAGCGCAACACGAGGTAACCAAAATGAATGTAATTTTTCATTTTCAAATATTTTACCCCATATGTGAAAAGATTTATCTTTTTCGACCAAAAGTTTTTCAATGTAAACTTTTTCAGGTACTTTCGTTAGAAGTTTATCTTCCATCATCTTCTTACCGAAGTAACTATCTAAGTCCACCCACTTTCTGGCTATTTTAGGGACTAACTCATGATAACTATTGATGTAGTCGGCTTGAGCCCTTGTTAATTTAAAATGTTTTTGTTCTTTAAATTTTTTTTGAATAGATTGTATATAATTATTGAACCCATCGTATACTTCTAATGTACGTTGCGCCCTAACTTCAGGTATCTTAGATAATTTATCTTTATTACTTTCCATAATCTAATATTTATAATATAACTATAAACTAACTATTTATCAATATATGAGTAATAGAAAGATACCAATAACGCGTTTAGAAAAGTTTTTCGGTTCCGAGGATTTTGGATTAGAACAAAATATGGGTCGTGAATGGCTTGAAGGTGATATGCATTTCACCGTTGTTCTATATAAGGTCGATAGACAAAAAACTAAAACCGATGATGTGTATGGAGAATCTTTAGAGGACGGAATACAGTTTTTACCTCCTGTTGAATTTAAAGGATACGTAACTATCGAGACACCTGAAAATCAAAATTATTCTAATGCTAATTTATCACAATTAGAACCAGGTAACTTAAAGGTTGGTGTTTACCAAGACGCGTTAGACGAGTTAAATATTGACATCGATTATGGCGATTATTTAGGTTATTATGAAACTGAGGACCGAGTAAGGTATTACTCTGTTGTTAATGATGGTCGTGTTGTTAGCGACAATAAACATACTTATGGTGGGTATAAACCATTTTACCGAAGTATAATTGCAGCACCTGTTAATGACGGGGAATTTAGAGGAATATGAAAAAATTACTAAAAGAAATAAATTTTATTAAAACCCGTATGTCACATATGTGTGAAGGTATTGAAGGTGAAAAAGTTGTGTGTGATGACTGTGGGTGGTCTTGGGATTTAAGTGACGGTGGCCACGACCCGTATATCTGTCATAAATGCGGTAACGATAATCAAGAAGTTAATTATATAGGTAAAAAAGTTATGGTATACTATAACTTACATAAACACACATTTTCAGTATCATATAAAAATAAAATTGTAATGTATGCCGATTATGTTAAATTAAAAGATGTTGAATTTAGAGTACGACAAGGAGGTAAAGAAAAAGTAAGAGATGAAATGAGAAAAAATGTACATGCCTTTGTGATTGGAACTTTAATGGATTTTTGTACGTTTCCGTGTGAAAACTTACCTGATGAGCCAAATGAGAATGTGATAACGTATAATCCGTATAAGTATGACTCATTCGTTAGAAAAGATGGTGAGGAACCAATTTACAATGCTAACGAGGTTGAAATGATTAACTCTAAGAATAAAGTATTTTTTATAAGTGAAACTGTAAAATAATGGGACTACCTAAAAATGTAAAAAAATATTTACCTTTAACTCCTGATAAAATTTTACATCAGAGAAGAGAGGAACTACTTGAACAAATTCAAGAAGATGGTACCTATTTACCAAAATCCATTTTACATGCAGATTTAGATAGGGGTATGTTAGATTTTGTTAGAGACGAATTAGGTATTTCAGTGAACGGTAAGAATATAAAAAACATAGATTTAATTATAACCACACAAAATTGGGCTCAATTTACAGAAACTTGGAATTTTCAGGATTTAGATAAAAATATTAAACCCCCTTTTGTTGCCACGGTTAGAAACCCCGATGTTAAGTTTGGGACAAATCCATCATTACAGTATACAATACCAAATAGAAGACAATTCTATTACGCTAAAGTACCAACGTGGGACGGACAAAGAAAAGGAATGGACATATATAAAATACCTCAACCCGTTCCTGTAGATATTACTTACAATGTAAAAATATTCTGTAATAGAATGAGAGAGTTAAATGACTTTAATAAAAAGGTATTACAGAAATTTTCATCTAGGCAGGCATATACAGAAATAAAAGGTCACTACATACCAATGATATTAAACAGTTCATCTGACGAATCTGTTTTAGAACTTGAGAAAAGAAAATACTACGTACAAAACTACGAATTCTTAATGATGGGATTCTTATTAGATGAAGAAGAGTTTGAGGTATCTCCCGCAATATCTAGAACCGCAACTATATTTGAGGTTGATTTACTTAATACTGGTAAGAGAGTTGAGAAATTACCTTCAAATCCAAGTGATTTTGATTTAGACATTATTTTTGTTAGCGGTTTAGAATCTTTAACTGAAACTTACAGATATGAAATTGATTTAACAATCTTAGAAACGTCTAATGTAGATAGTTACTCTGTTTATATTAATGATAACTATATTGGTGATGATATTACAACGATAAAGGTTTCAACTAACGATGTGATTAAGATTGATGTCGTTAAAATAGATATAACCAAGCAGTCAGTATTAAAATCTAAAGCAAGACTTTTATAATTACTCTCCGTAGATATCTCTAACTTCTTTACAATTATCCTCAATTAATTTTTCTAAGAATTTATAAATCTTTAAACCGTGTTTTTCGCAGTACAGTTTTAAAGTCTTATGTGACTCAGGTGAAATTTTTATGTTTTTTATTTTACTCATCCATGTTTTTTTAAAAAGTAGAAAAAAGGTAGAATTTTTTCCTACTCTATATAAATATACTCTTTATGTAATAGTTTTTTCATCTTTTTGCTAATATTTATCTATAAATAAAAACTTAAGAAAAAAATTACACAATGGCGACATCTAACAAAGTATTCGTATCTCCGGGTGTTTATACATCAGAAAGAGATTTAAGTTTTGTAGCACAAAGTGTAGGAGTAACAACTCTTGGGTTAGTAGGTGAAACAATTTCGGGACCAGCATTCGAGCCGATTTTCATTACTAATTACGATGAGTTCCAATCCTATTTTGGTGGTACAAATCCAACTAAATTTGTAAATACTCAGATACCTAAGTATGAGGCAGCTTACATAGCTAAGTCTTATCTACAACAATCAAATCAATTGTTTGTAACAAGGGTACTTGGATTATCAGGGTATGACGCAGGACCTTCATGGTCAATAACAACTATCGGTAACTTAGATAGTTCAGGAACAACCGCAACGGGACAAACTGGACCATTTACAGTCTCATTCTCCGGAGTTTCAGGAACACCCGCAAGTGTGGCTATCACCAATTATGGTGGTCTACCCGCTTCAATTCAAGGTGTGATAACAGATTCATATACAACATATACGGGAGGAGTATCAACTTTACAATCAGATATGGAAGGTTATTTCTATTCTGAGATTGTAGACAACGCAAATTCAGGACAAACTTCCTATTTTTGGGGAGCGGTTGATTCGACCACATACGATAATATTACAGGGGTAACTAGTACACCTAATTACGTAACTAATGTAAATGTTTTAGGTGTTGAAAATGTACAGTTTGAATCGATGGATTTAACTGACTCAGTAAACGACCCATGGTATTACGCATTATTTACAGAATCTAATGGTGTTTATAATGGTACAGGTTTCGGCTTTGGTGTAACCACGTTAGTAAATACGGTTGGTCTCGAATATCAAGGGACCGCTCAAGTTTACGTAACTAATTATACGGGCACACCATATAATGATTATCATGATGTGGTAGTAGCTACTTTACGTTCACGAGGTATCGATACATATACCAATGATGATGGTCCAGTATATGAGGTATCGGGATTAACTGCGGTTACTATGGATTGTACGGGAAATTACTCGGACGTTAATACTAACCCTTTCTCTACATTTGGACTTTCAGCAACAACTGCTGATGGAGATAACTTCTTTTTCCAAACATCCTTTAACGTATCTAATTCAAATTACTTATCAAAGGTATTTGGAAAATCGAATTTTGCAAAACCAAAATCCGAAGTACCTTTATTCGTAGAAGAAGAATATTATAACTTATTAAATACAGGTTATAGATTAGGTCGTGTTCGTGGTTTGAATTGTGTACTAACTGATTTACCAAGTGCTAGACAAGATTTAGCAACTAATACAAGTATTGGTTGGTATTTAGAACAATACCAAACACCCGAAACACCTTACTTAGTCTCAGAACTAAGGGGTAATCAAGTTTATAATATGTTTAAAGTTATAACCATATCTGATGGTAATAGTGCAAACAGAGAAGTTAAAGTATCAATTATGAATATCTCATTTAATAATGGGACGTTTGATGTTGTAGTACGTGATTTCTTCGATACAGATGCAAATCCTGTAGTTTTAGAGAAATTCACTAACTGTACAATGGATATCAACCAAAATAGTTTTGTGGCTAAGAAAATTGGTACATCTAATGGTGAGTTTGAATTAAGGTCAAGATTTATAATGTTAGAAATGAATGAAGACGCACCTATGGATTCACTACCTTGTGGGTTTAGAGGATATCAAACTAGACAGTATTCAGGAGTTAAATCACCATTCTTAGAATATAAAACAAAATATGACACACCGGGTGAAGTTATTTGGAACCCACCATTTGGTGCGGCTTCAGGTACAGACAATGAAACGAGAAGTTCAGGTGATAGAGTAAGAAGAACATACTTAGGTGTTTCTAACACCGCAGGTATAGATGTGGATTTCTTATCATATAAAGGAAAACAAAATCCTACTAATTTAGCAACCGCTACTGATTCACAACCATGGTCTTACCTTACTAAAGGTTACCATATGGATTCAGGAGCAACTGTTATTACGATTTCTTCTAATTATACCACATCAGGTGAAACTGCGTTTGAGACTAGTGATTCCGCATTTAACTCATCTATACCTGAGAGTAACCCACTTTATAAGTTAAACGCACGTAAATTTACAGTCGTACCATCAGGTGGTTTCGATGGTTGGGATATATATAGAGAATATAGAACTAACGGAGATAGATACCAATTAGGAGCTGCAGGTTTTAGAAAAGGTGCGGCACCTTCAATAAATTATCCAACCGCAACAGGGTGGGGAGCGTTTAAACAAATTGTTGGACCAGACCAATTGACTTGGGCTAACACCGATTATTATGCTTACTTATGGGGTCAATATACTTTCAATAATCCTGAAGCGGTTAATATTAATGTGTTTACCACAACAGGTATTGATTATGTAAATAATTCAAACTTAGTTGAGTCGGCAATTGATATGGTTGAACAGGATAGAGCGGATTCGGTTTATATTTGTACAACACCTGATTATAATATGTTTACACCTTCTTTAGGGAATTTTGATACGGACTTCATTTATCCTGAAGAGGCGGTAGATAATTTAGAGGATACAGGAATTGACTCTAACTACACCGCAACTTATTACCCATGGATTCTTACAAGGGATACGGTTAATAATACACAGATTTATCTTCCACCAACAGGTGAGGTTGTTAGAAATTTAGCATTAACAGATAATATTGCTTTCCCATGGTTCGCATCAGCGGGTTACACGAGAGGTTTAGTTAATTCTGTAAAAGCACGTAAAAAACTAACACAAGAAGATAGAGACACACTTTATCAAGGTAGATTAAACCCAATAGCAACCTTCTCTGATGTCGGTACAGTTATTTGGGGTAACAAAACTTTACAGATTAAAGAATCTGCACTTGATAGAATAAATGTTAGAAGATTATTACTACAAGCACGTAAGTTAATTTCGGCAGTAGCGGTAAGATTGTTATTCGAACAAAACGATGAACAAGTTAGACAAGAGTTCTTAGACTCAGTTAATCCTATCTTAGATAGTATTAGAAGAGATAGAGGTTTGATTGACTTTAGAGTTACAGTTTCAAACACACCTGAAGATTTAGACTCTAATACGTTAACAGGTAAAATTTACTTGAAACCAACAAGAGCACTTGAATTTATAGATATTGAATTCTTGATAACTCCTACAGGAGCATCTTTTGAAGATATTTAATAACTAACTATATTTATATTAAGGAGGAGGGTTAATTCCCTCCTCTTAGCCAATTAAACGTTTAAACAAAAATAAAATGGAATTCAAGAAAAAAACACTTAACGAGTCGTTAAACGTAAAGTCTGACGGAAAAAAGTCTTTTTCTAAAAAACCTCAGAATATTGTTATATCTGAGTCACAATTAGAAAGACTAATGGTAAAAATTAATAAGAAA